CCAGGATTGGCTACTCTCTTGGGAAGTAGTAGTCAACGACGGATTCCCACCGTCGCCAATCCAGCTCGTAATCTTGTCGATCACGACTGGGCTGGCCTCGTCTCTCCCAAAATTGTGACATCGGAATGTCCCAACTGTGAGAAAGGCGTCGCTTTCGAACATAGCGAACGTCGTCTTTGCTCCTGACGCCGATGCTACATTCGTTAACCCCGCCCTGCAAGAAGCTAACCCATAACCCGTGAGGGTTATAGGATCGCTGCTTATACGATCTAGGCACGACAAGTTCATGCTCGCCAATTCGAATCTTGGGGGGTCGCGGCTCAAGTGCGAAAAAGACATCGCACTGAGACCTACGATCCTTACGAGTCGAACGACGGTTAGCACGTGGAACATGGATGCCCGAATCGAGATTCGCCCACCTAGGAACAAATAAGCGTACCGGGGTTTCACCCAGTATAAGCTTAATAAGATTAGGTAGGGCTAACCCGGTTTGTGTTTCAAACCGGATAAGCTGGTTAATTGCAGAATAGCGGGAGTGGTACGAGTCTAGTCTCTTTAGATAGATACCCCTGATCGGAGCACCTAAATAGAAATCAGAACCGCACGACTCTCTGAACGGTCCTTCAACAAAGGACTTGTCCAAATTTAACCGGAAACCCAGCAGGGATAAAAGGTAGATGACATCATCAGCAATTGCTGATGGACATATAATGTCATCACCAAAGACCCCCCAGGTATTTCCGAACTTGCTAGGACCCAAGGGTATTCCCCTCCAGTCCGCGCAAGCTTGGACCGCGCAGCAGAATATGATCGTCTCTAATGGAAACGTATAACCGTTACCCATCGAAGATATCATATGCAGTTCTACCACGCCTCGACCAGGTATATTAGTCCGTTCACAGCGGAGCAGCTTCAACCAGCGGACAAAGTCTGCCGGAAAAAACTGCTCTACCATTTTAAGACTAATACTATCACTAGCACTAGATAGATCTAGAGTAGCAAGAGATCCTGTTAAGGATCCAAGTCGAGCAAGATCTCTATTCTTAAACTGCTGCTCCAAGAGGTCGATGCCAAATCGACTTAGTAGCCGCCGATTAAGGTGGTCTGCCAAACCAAGCTGATAATATGTATTCAGCGTAGGTTCGGTACAGATACACCTAGAGATCTTATCGTTCTTGGGTACAAAGCTAAGTCTACTGCCCTCAACTATCTTCGGTCCGCCAAATTGGACGCAACGTACATCTTCTGCACGTTCCCAATCTGGAAAACTCGAAATGTAGCGATTATACCATCGCGATAAATAGGCCGACGTACACGTTAACGGAGAAGAAAAGAACTTCGTATAGAAGTCCCCTCCTTTCGCCCCCACATTGGCACCAGGGCCAATGCGGGCCACATCCAAGATGTCCCGAGGGTCATCGAAGAGTGGTTGCGGTCCGATTCCGGACCCGCGATTAACGTACCAGAAGTCATGAATAAGCGACTTAAACTTATTCAAGAGCATCTCGGTCTTAGTGTCAATCAAAAGATCTCCTGGGTTTAACCATTCGACGTCAAGACTGACATTTTTCGGTAAAGACCAGTCCTTACACAGCTGATTGCTATGTAAGAACTTCTCTAGAGCGGCTGCTTTTGTCGCTTCGGTCATGCCCTGCTTCCATTTGGAAACTAGGGCTTTCCTCATGCTAACATATGCAGCATCAAGATAGGTCATATCAGGGAAGAACTCGGTATTATCTACTAAGTTATTTACCTGACCATCGAGCACTAGGGCTTGGATGAGGTCTTCAGGCTGGATCGCCATAAAGATCGAACTCCTATATGTCAACTACCGACCCTAAAGAGATGTTGAAATCTCGGCAAGGTCCTTGATAGCAGCCGGTAAAAGCTGCGGGGCGTATTTGGCAGCGGCGGAAGCCATGAGAATGGCAACTACCAGCTTTACCCATTTACGACCAATCCTATTTGAGGGTTTCCCCTCAAAGCCGTCACTTTCAGAGGAAAGCTCCTCTGAAGGCTTAGGCGACGACACCAGTGTACAACGTCTCGGCAAGGTCGGAACACTCCTCAGTGAGGAGACCGACCATGTACGAGACGAAGCTCCTGATTTCGTCGGGATTGTAGCTGTCCATACCAGCTGGAACATCGATGGTTAGTCGAGCTGTCAGCTGTACCGGAACATCAGCAGCCGCATAGCCACCCTTACGGATGACTAGACGATACTGATTGTTCGGAACTGCTCCTCTAAGTCCAGTACGCGGATTCGGGGCCGGCAACGCTTGAAGCGTCGTCGGCTTGTAGAATGTCGCAGTAAAAGGCTTAGAAGCAGAATTTGCAGTAGCAGAACCCTGGGTACCGCCTAAGGCGGTAACCGTTTTCTGCCGTGCATTTACTGCAGGAGCAATGTCATCGACCTGTGTAAAGGTTGGCGACGTATAGCCTGTGATGGCTCCACCAGTGATGGAACTATCGGGAGACCAAGTCATATCACACCTGTAGGTTAATGTCAACGTTAAAGGAAAGTTGCAACAAGTTGTTTAGGCTTGTCGAACTCGTTTTTGGAGAGGGACGAACTGAGAAGTGATCGCAGCCATGTTGATCCATGTCGTTCCCATGCCTGGAATTTCAAACGCCAGGCTAGGGACTAGTGAATCGCTATAGCTGTTCCTTTCAACAACTCGTCTCTCAACGGAATATTCTTCTGACGAAGGTCGGTATCGACACACAAATTCAAACCTATTAGGGTCTGGATTAGTGCCAGGCTTCCAAGTTTTCTGCTCGGAGAAGATCCGTTCAGATTGCTCAAAGCCATAGCAAACCCAGTTTATGTTGCTACGTTGATATCGCAGCACGTCGAGGATGTCACCAATATTGGTGATATAATCCACCAAGAATGAATAAGGCATCAGCTCCCAAAGGGTGGGAACAAACTCACCCAATGTCACCCCAAACTCACGTCGCCAGTCCGGAATATTGGGTGTAATCCCAACACTGCCAAACAGCCGATAACTCACGCGCTGCTTACGAGTTATTAAAAACTCGATAAGGCCGCCATGATTTAGCGAAACTGTTTTGACATAGCTGCTGACATTTCTGTCAACAACTCCAGACCCGGAGATGCGAGTCCGAGGGCTCCGATATCTTAAGTTTAACAACCCGTCAAGGGCTGAATCAACATCAGATATGAGAGGCTGAACACCAAAAACAAACTCTAGCCACCGACCCGAGACGTCACGGAGTGCTTGACGCGGTTTAAACCCACCTTTAAAGATCTTTCGATCAAGGTCTTGGACATAACCCGCGATCCCGCGCTTGATATTCCGCCCGTGACTTCCAAGCATTCTACCCGTTTCGCCAATCTCGCCCGCGGCTACCAGAGCTTGCATGCTCTGAATAGCGGCAATGGCTTTACTGTTGAAACGCTTGAGTGCTTCGTTCTTCGCCTGACTTAGGTCCAGTCCCGAAGGGTCACTAGGAACGTCAGAGAAAGTGGAAAAACATCCACTCCTCTCGAACTCCGCACCGACATTAAACTTATCTCTATAACTAGAGTAATAAGTCATGTCGTTCGAAGCTCGAACGACGGTCTGTTGACCCCGAAGGTACGTTGTCGCATCGGAGCCCAGTGCAATGAGTCGACGATAATTGCGGCGATTCTCTCCGTGAGTTACGGCATTAGTCAGAGTACGTTTTACGTAATCTGATCTGCCATAAGGCTTACTTAGAGGTTCGTCCCAGTTTCTCGCACGATTCCAGTACCAGTGCTCCTCTGTCGTATACGTAGTCTTGGTAACCATATCAAGCTAGGACCTGTTCGAAATGATAGGACGATGCAACACTTGTGGTGTCACAACTGCACCATGCAGTGTCCCAGTGGCAGTTACGCCACACAGGTGCCCC